GTGAAGGTGCTCAAGGAGGAGGCCAAACGCGAGGCGATGCAACAGCAGAAGCAGTTGCAGCAGGCAAAAGGAAGCCCCCCGGCCGCTTGACCGAGGGGCGATACAACAGCGATCAGAAGCCTTGCATACGCTGATGTGCTTTCGTTGCGCGAATCAACTCCCCGTCGATAAAGGGTTCCTTTAGTACCTGCACGTCGGAATCGCCATCGGGATAGGCGGTCTTCTCCATCACCAGGCCGCCCATGTTGACGACCTCGACCTGAGGGCCAAGTTCATCAGCTGCCGGCTCGCTCTTGACCATGTACTTGTCGGCAAGTTGCTGCCGCAGGTCTTCGATCTCCTTGGCTTGCCGCTCGATTTCGGCGAGCATGTCATCTTGCTTGGCAGGCTCGACGACAGGTGCGGGCTTGGCAGGTGCGGGAGCGGGGGCCGCAGTTTTTGGCTTGGCGGTTTCCATGGTGCGCTGTGGTAGCTACGCGCTACACTGTAGCGCATCCACCCAGCAACACCATGTCGCTCACTCCCGAACAAATCGCTGATCTGCAAGCCAAGGCCGCAAGAGCTGAAGAGCTTGAGCAACGTCTTGATGCCGTAGCCGGCAAGAAGGGAGAGATTCTGGACGAGAAGAAGAAGCTCCAAGCTCGTATCGACGAGCTGGAGAGAGCTGAGTCGGATCGTAAGCGAAAGGAATTGGAAGAGCAAGGTCAACTGCAAGAACTGCTCAGCGAAGCACGCGAGCAGATCGCAACGCTGCAAAAGCAACTTCAGGACAAAGATAACGAGATCACTGAAATCACCACCAAAAGACAGCGCGATAAGGCGCAGGCTGACTTCTTTGCTGCCGTAGGCGCAGAAGCCCAGGCACCTAAGCAGCTATGGACGCACTTTAAGGAGACCGCTCAGCTGCGCAACGACACTCTTGTTGTGACCTTTAAGGGCGCTGAGGTTCCTGCGAGCAAGCTGATGGGCGTCCTCCGCCAGGATCCTGAATGGGCCTACCACACCAAACCTTCCGGCGGATCTGGCGGCATGAACCTGAGGAGCAACCCTAACGTCTCCGCTGCCGGCAGCGCCCACGAGGGCGACAACCCGTGGCTCACGGGCAACATCACGCAGCGCATCGCGCTGAAACTTGACAATCCCGAGCTTGCTGATAAGCTCAAAGCTGAAGCGGAAGCGATCCTCTCCGCGAAAGGCAAGGGGTGAGGCTGCGCTGGGCCCCAAGCGAAAGCACCGCTGCTGCGCGGCCGTGTTGTAGAACTCACAACCTTCTGCTTTCCTTCCAGTGGCTTTTCTTGGCAACCTGGGCGGTACGTTCACCAATGACGTCGCAAGCATCACGCGGCTTGCAACTTCTGGCGAGTTTACCCAGTACCTGCAAGAAGAAATCTTCCTGCAATCTCGAATGATTAAGTCGGGCATCGTCGCCCGAGAGGAGAGCTTGCTTTCCTCCACGACTGGCACCCGAATCGAGGCCCCCTTCTTCAAGCCGCTCAACCCGGTGGAAGAGCGGATGACCTCCAGCAACGACTGGGGCATGTCCGGCGAGGGTCACTTCACCTTCCAGAAGATCACTGCTGGCACGCAGTACGCGACGATCACCCACCGAGGCTTCGCATACGCGATCGACAAGCTGACGAAGCTGGCGATCGGCGAAGACCCGATGCAGGTGCTTGCTGCGCAGATGTCCCCCGCGATCGATAAGCTCCGCACCGCGAAGTTCATCGCTCACATGGAGGGCCTGCTTGGCACTGGCGGCCCCTTGAACGCCAAGCACAACCTCAACAAGTCCGTCACAACCGGCTCGACTATTGCCAACTGGCTGACGGTCGAGAACGTGATCGAGGCTCGCTACCTGCTGGGCGAACGGCAATCGGATCTGACCACCCTCTTCGTCCCTTCCGCCTGTTCCGCCTACCTGGAGCAACTCGGCTTCCTCACTTACGACGCTGACCGGCGTGGTGTGAACACCCGGCTGCTGATCGGCAACGCTTACAACCTCAATGTGATCGTTGACGACCAGCTTCCTATCATCGGCACCGCCGGCCAACAGCGACAGTTCGTCATCTACCTCTGCGGTTCTGGCGTGATGCGCGAGGGGGATCAAACGCCCATGGAGGTTGAACCGACCCGTAACGCTCCATCCAAACAGGACGGCGTGATTGTGGACTACCACCAGGTTCAGCACATTCCCGGTACTTCCTGGAACTCCGTGGATGACAACCCGACGAACGCCCAGCTTGCTACTGGCTCGAACTGGAGGCTCGCATACACCGAATCTCGCCTGATTCCGGCAGTGCGACTTATTGTGAATAGCCCCTTCGGGGGAACGATCTGATAGGCTTCTGGGGAGAAGCGATCAAGGGGGCTCCGGCCCCCTTTTTTCATGGCGTGGCCAGGGTAAGATGGAGGCCCGAGCCTCGCGCCAGATGGCCTCCTTCCAAAACTTCAACTTCAAGAGCGGCCTCACCGTCGCCACCCTGCCCACGCCGGCCCAGCTGGCCGATATGGGCGCCGTGTACGCCCTCCGGGTGGTCACCGATGCCACGACCCCTACCGCCGGCTCTGCGCCCACAGGCGGTGGAACCGCGAAGGCCCTCGTCTGGTACAACGGAACCGCCTGGCGCGTCATCGGGGTCTGAGCGCCGTGAGCAGCCCCATCTGGTGGCCGTGGCATCGCCTGGCCGATCCCTACCCCTACCAGGCGATCCTCAGCGAGGCCCAGTGCAACTGCACGCCTCCTGCGCTGATCGCCGTTGCGGAGGCGGACACCTACATGGCGACCACGCTCAAGGCCACCGACTGGGCGGCGCTCACCACAGCACAGAAGGGCCAGGCACTGAACGAGGCGCAGGCAGCCCTGCGGACCCTTCGCTGGTGCACAGACGAGGCGACGTGCTGCGGGCGCGACCTGATCGCCGGCTACACCGCTGCCGCCTCCGAGCTGGCCCTCGTGCTGTTCAACAACAGCACAGCCGTTTTCGGTGCGGCAAGTCAACTGCCCACGCCTGTCGTCAAGCGTCAGAAACTCGGCGACCTGGAGCAGGAGTTTTTCTCACCAAAGGAAACTCGCTCCCCGCAGGTATTGCCAAACGATGCTCGTGTTGGCAGGTATTCGCCGACAGTGCTACGCCTGTATCCCTGGCTGCTTGATCTGATCGGCTGCTGGGTGAGCCGAAACAACGAGTCCATGGTGCCATTGTTCCGAGGATGAGCGCTCCACAGGATGCCTGGGCCGGCCCACTCGCCAAGGAGATCATCGATGGCTGGCGATCTACTGATCTGACCTACATCAAAATATCGCCTGGCACTTACGATGAGACGACTGGTGCGATCACGCTGACGGAAACGCCGATCGCGGCGGCCGGCGCAGTGGTGAAGACCTTGCAAGAGGAGCGCGATGGTGTGATGCAGGATCACGAGTTGACTGCATGGATCGATCATGCCACTGTCCCGTGGCCCATCAGCACGAACGATCGCCTGAGCTATCTCGGCAAGCGCTGGAAAATCACAAGCACAGACCCGACGTACAGCAGTGGCTCACAGGTTGGCTCGGTGTATGCTAGCAAGATCATCGCGAGGGCGGAATAATGGCGGGCCGAGGATTTAACGCACCACGAAGACGATCGCAACCTGCCAGGGGATTCGCAAACCCGCTGCGCAATATGTCAGCGGATGTTCGTCGCGCCACAGGGGAAGCATTGCGTTCTGCAACGCGCCAGATTATCTCCGACCTGCAAGAAGAAGGCCCTAACTACAGCGGTCAATTCAGGTCTAAGTGGTACTCGCAAGTCGAGGGACGCGGCAACAAGGTATTCGCAAGTGTTGGCGTGCCGCGCTTTACCGACGAGCAGCTCAAAAGAGGCGCCCCTGCGATTGTGATTGGCAACACGTCGCCTTACGCGCAGGAGGCGATGGACTTGATTCCTGGTAAGTTCATAAGACAAGAAGAAGATCCCAATAAGGCCCCGGTCTCCATGGGTAAAAGAACTGGAGCACTTCGCGGTCAGGTGCAAGATCTGTCACTCGATGAGATAATCGAGGCCGGCGGGAAGCCCGCAATCTCGACTGCTGAATACGAATGGTACACACAATACATGGAAGGCGGCAGGTTTGACCAGGCGTTCAAGCAGGGTGCTAAATCTGGGTTCATCCGCCCTGCCATCAAATGACAGCTAACTACCTGCAACTGATTCGCGGCACTTACGAGCGCATTGTCATCGACAACGCTGCCCCCGTTCAGGTCTTTGTCGAAAATCAATCTGCCGTCAACTTCGACGAGATAGCGGAGTATTGCGTCGTCAAGTTCAACTTCGGCTTAATCAACGAGCTTGTCATTGGCGGCATACCACAGCGGCACATCCGCGCTTCATTGATCTGCGAGATTTTCACCCGCAAAAACATCGGCCCAGGGCGTGGCCTGCAGATTGCGACCCCGATCAAGGATGCGCTCGAAGCGCTCAACGGCGTGCGCCCCACGGCCACGCAGGAGATTGTGCCCCGGATCGGCCGCATCACCGGCCCCAACCAGTCGCAACTGCAGGACCGGCCCCATCACTACACCCGCCTCTCGTGCCCCGTCAGCGCCAGTTACAGGCCCTTGTCGCAGCCTGCGCCGGTGCCCTAGACTGACCCGCGAAGCTCTACCGCCGGCCACGGGCCGGTCTCCCGATGCCCGTCACCTCCTGCGGCCAAAAGACCGTTCTCACCGGCCAGGATGGCATGGTGACCATGGTTCCCCCTGGCACGACCGCCTGCCTGCTCGATCACACCGACTTCCCTGCGCCGACCGCACCCGCGACCGCCTCGCTGATCGTTGTTCCTACGACCAGTGATTTTCGTGTAGATGATCCTGTCGTTTTCACCGAGAAGGGAACCGCCAACCTCGACTCCGCCCTTACCTCCGGCACTGTTTACTATATCAAGACTCGTCCGGCGCCTGGAACTGTTAGCGTCTCGGCGACGAAGGGTGGCGCTGGTATTGCATTGGCCGGCGACGGCGGCGCAAGCAACGCGGACACCCCTGGTAACGTCAACCACATCGAAATGTCGTACTCCGCCGACATGGCAGTTTGTGAGCTGGCCGGCGTGACACTGGAGGTGACTCGGGGTGAGATCGATACCACCTCTATCCCCTGCACGCCAAGCTCGGGCGCAGGCAAGCTGGCGCCGTTCCGCACTTCCCAGTCTGGTTTCGCCAGCGGGAGTGGTACGATCACCGTCAGGCTCAACTCGAACAACGATTCCTTTACGAACCGCATCGTGCAAGGAAGCCTGTTCCGGGATCAGTCTGGCGCCAGGCTGTCGGCCTACTTCCATGCCATTGCGGCGACCGGCGGCACGGGCGCGATCGACAAGGCCAAGAGCCAGTATTGCGAGTTTCCGATCTCGCTGCTTGGCTTCTCCGGCGGCATCACCCCCGAGGACACTGCTACCGAAATCTCGATCAACTACTCGGTCAGCGGACAGCCTCTCAGCGTTTTCGGCCTGACTCCCTGAACGCCACTCACAAGCACGGCGGGGCTTCGGCCCCGCTTTTTTATGCGCTGATCGGTGCTACCATGTTCCCGTTGCTCAACCCCATCCATGGCACGCCAAGATACTGACGCCCTCCTGCGCAAGACGAGGCAGCGTCGCAAGGCCGAAATCACGCTCAGCACGGGCGACCCGTTTGTGCTGTACTTTGATCCTCTCACGCAGGCGGAAGATGACGCCATCCGTGAAGCCGTGGAAGGCGATAAGCGCAGCAACGCCTACGGCTACAAAGTGCTGATTGCCAAGGCACAGCACGAAGACGGAACGCTTATGTTCAAGACTGCGGACATCCAGAAGATGCGAAACGAGTACGCCCAGGATGACATGATTAAACTGATGACCGCCCTCATAAATAACGGAGGTGTACTGGCTGACGCGGATGCCAAAAGCGATAAAGGAGGCGATCAAGAGTGACTACAGGCTGAGGTTACAGCTAGCGTTATGCAAGGAGCTGCACATGACTCTTACGCAGCTCCGCAACAACGCTACGCCGGATGATCTGATCCTGCACGCTGCCTACCTCGAAGTGCTCGCGGACGAGACGCCCTCTGCCGATGCCGCCCCCACCCAGGCTGCCCGCCGATCCAGGAGGCGCTAAGGTGGGGCACCGGCATCAGGGAGGGGCGTGCCCGACTACGAAGGTAGAATACGCGTAACAGGCGACTTCTCTGACTTCGACAGGGGCCTGAAGACTCTTGAGCGGCGCATCAACAAGCCGCTTGAGGCTGTACTTGTCACCTCCGGCTTTCAGCAGGCCCAGCAAAGCCTGTCGAGGCTACAAAAGAGTATTGGCGATCTCAACAAGACGCCCCTCAATATACTGACCGGAGAGGGAAGCGGTAGCCGCAGGGACACCTTCCGTCAGTTAAGCCAAGGCGCAAAAGACTTCTTTAATAGCATAGCCTCTGGCGATAAGTCCCTTGCGTCTACTACTGCTGGATTGCGCCAGCAATCCGCTGCGTTCAGGGACTTAGCTGATAACATCAATTTTACCAATCAATCCCAAAAAAGATATTTCCGGGATTTTACGCAGGGCGCGGAAATTGCTCGCGTAAAAGCCGGCAAAGCAACTGTCGAACAGCTAACTGCCCTCAAGGATTTATACCAAAGCGGAACCGGCGGGTTTGGGCAAGACATTAACCCAAGGGTTGGCGGCCTGAACCAACTGCTTAGCCTTGGCAAAGACCTGCCACGCACAAAGGCAGCGCTTACGGAATACAGGTCCGAGCTTTCCAGGGTCTACGACCTCGTGGAAACACGTAGTCTTTCCGGCGGCATCATAGCTGTTGAGATAAGCAACGTCGAAAAGGAGCTGCTCAAGATTGAGCAGGATCGCGCAGAAGCGAATAATCAAATCAATAACGTCAAGAGAGCAAGCTACGCTCTCACGGGCAAGCAACTCTTTCTCGAAGAGGAAAATCTTGCCGCCATAGAAAGGCAGGCGGCAGCACGGAAGCGTGTTCAACAGGCGACTAATGATCTATACAACAGAGACAGGGCGCTATCTCGTGATTTTGGCGTAGGCACAGCACTAACCCTGCGCCCTGCCGGCGTAAACGATGAAGAGGTAGCGCTAAGAAATCTTATCTCAACGCAGAGCAAGCTGAATGCTGTTGAAGAGGAGAACCTGGCGGCGGTAGAAAGAAGACTCGGCGCAAGGCAGGCAGAAGTAGCCGCCGCCAACGAGCTTGTCAAGGCTCAGCGGCAAGCGGCAGGCGATACCTATGCGCGAGACAGGGCGCTATCTCGTGATTTCGGCGTAGGCACTGAGGCGACCCTGCGCCCTGCCGGCGTGAGTGACGAGGACGTTGCTCGTCGCAACCTGATCTCCGATCGCACCAGGGCTGCCGCAGAAGCATCCGTCTTCAATGTTTTCAGTCGTCAAGCTGAGGAGATTGAAAAGGATTCGCCAACGCTGAAATCCATTAGTCGCAATCGAGACAAGATCGAGGCCGAAACGCGAAGAGAGGCTCTCGCTCAGGCGAAAAATGCAAATCAGGCCAGCGCGAGAGGGCGAGCGATAGAGTTCCGGCGGACTCGGGGGCTCTCTTTTGACGAGCGCCTGGCACAGCGCAGGCCAGACCTTGCGCCAGGCTTCAAGCAGCAGCCCGGCTTCTTCCAGGGAAGTCGCCGCGACACGATCGGCAATGCGATCATCGGTGGCTCGTTCCCGCTCCTGTTCGGCCAGGGCGTGGGAGCCTCCGCAGGCGGCTTCGCGGGTGGCGCACTTGGCGGCGCGATCGGTGGCTCGTTCGGCTTCGGCCTGTCGCTGATCGGCACTGCTGTCGGTAGCGCGATTGATACCACGTCGAACAACCTCAAGGAACTTGCCACCTCGCTCAAGGCGCCCAACGATGCCATCCAGGCACTCGAAAAGAACGGGTTCAACGTCGGCGATAGCATTAAGTTCCAAGTCCAGCAACTGCAATCTGTTGGTCGTGCATACGATGCGCAAACGCTCGTTCTGCGCGAGGTCGAAAAGCGTCTCGGTCCTGGAGCGGCGAAGGAACTTGGCGCACTGAATACTGAGCAAAAGAAACTTCAGGAGTCCTGGTCCATCCTTGCCGGTGACCTGCAGCGGCTTGTGATCCCTGGGATCATCGGCTTCACGATTGTACTGAATGATATTGTTAGCCTAATCAATAGTGTCCGAGGCGGCGGGCAGGATGTAGACAAATCGCGTCGCAACTACAGATTCAACCCGCTTACCGGCAAGCTCACTGACATAGGGGAAGCTCCTCGATCCAGGATTCAGGAGCGAATCGACAAGGCTATTGCCTCCTCCTCTGGCCGGCCCGCGCTATCCGCCGAGGATGCCTTCAAGGATGCAGGCACTCGAATCGATGAATCGCGCAAAGCGGCGGATGATATTAAGTCTGCGTACCGTGAAGCGTTCAAGCTGCAACGCCAGGCGCATGACCTGCAACGCGATGGCGCGGATCTTAACCGAGAGATTGCAGACTACTCCTACAAGAAGGAGCGCGAAATCTTCGACCTCAGGCAACAAGCGCTTGAGAAGCAGATCGAGAACGCTCGCGGCGCCGCACAGAATCGTATTGAGCGCAGTGATCTCGGTGCGCGTGGTGCATTCGCCTCAGCGGTCGGCTTTGAGCAGCAACTGCTCAGCAATGTCCGCGAAGTGATGCGGACCAGGAGGGAGGGTGAAGCAGATATTGAGCA